CCAAGCTTTGCGGTTCAGAAGGATATTGCGCTCGAATTCATGCAGCAGACTTTGCAAGCAAATCCTACTATATTTCCTTTAATTGCAGATTTATGGGCTAAGAATTTGGATGTCCAATTTATGCCACAAATAGCAGAAAGATTTAAAACTTTAGTTCCTCCAGAAATAATTGCAAAAGAAGAGGGAAAGCCAATTCCTCCTAAACCCCCAAATCCTCAAGAGATGATGGCTCAGCAACAAATGAAAGCTCAGCAACAACAGATGATGATGAATGAGCAGAAAATGCATCTCGAAGAACAAGCACTAATGGAAAGAGCAGAAGAACTTAAAATTAGGAAAGAGAAGCATCTTCTTGATCAAGCAGAAATGATACTTAAAGCTCAAGAGATGCAAACTAAGATGGGATTGGAACAACAAAAAATAAAAGTAGATCACGGAAGACTTTTATTAGATGCCGATAAGTCTGAAAAAGACTTTTCTTCTAAAATTGCTACTGTTTTATCTCAACTTCATGTTCATCATAATCCTCATGAAAAGAAAGATAAGTAATTGCTGATTTAATAATAGCAATTGAATCTTGAAATAATCCAAGTGCGGTATTGCATTTAGAGCAAAGCAATCCGCGCACTTTTCCAGATTTATGATTATGATCGATAGCCAATCTTTTTATTGTTAAATTTAAATCAATATCGGTTCGAGTTCTATTTTTATGACTTTTCGAAGTTTCACATTTATTGCAAATTGCGCAAAGACCATTTTGTTTTTGATTTAATTCTTCATATTTACTTTCATCAATTAATAATTGTCTTTTATATTTTTTGTCACGTTCAAGACATTTTTCATAATGTTTTTTTCTTTGCTCTAAAGCATATGCCCTATATTTATCAGGATTAGCATCATACAACCTTTTTTTCTTATCACTCACACAAATCTTACATTGAAAATATGGATATCTTTTTTCTTTATGAATTGAATATTGTTGATAAACCATATCAATTGTTAATTCACCATGCATCTTACATATTTTTACAATCATTAAATAACTCCTTATGAACTGCAAATTGTACTGCAAACTATAATTTAAATCAAAATAAATTGGGGGGTCGTACATATGGGGTCGTAAGCTACTTTTAGATGTAAGAAAATGTATCTATCGGGCAAAGGATTTGCCTAGGGTCTCAGGCCGCCGGAAGGTCTAGGGTTAGTTGTCTACCGTATTGACGACTGACATCTTGGAGATGTCAACATGGAGAAGTTGAGATGCACGAGGACGAAAACGCTTTAGCTGAACAAGTTAGTGGTGATGATGAAGATGGACAGACAGGGGCAGTCGATCCCGGCTACGAATCGGAGCAGGAAGCTCAGGAAGTAGGCGAGGAGAATCACGAAGAAGGAGATGGACATCTTTCTGCCGTGCAAAAAAGAGTACACGCCCTTAAACGTAACCACCGCAAGGAAATCAGAGAACTTCATGACCGTATATCGGCTATGGAATCAATGAGAAGCGGTGATAGCGCGAACCCTGGCCAACAGATACATCACAACCCTTACGATTCACCCGGACAGCCTCCGGTTGTTGGGATGAATGAAGAGGAGCGAATACAGCACGCAGTACGCATGGCTCTTGGAATGAAGGATCACGAAGAGAGACAAGCCAAAAATGCAGAAATGCAGACTCACGTCCACAAACAGTACCAACGTTTGAACGATGAGTTTGATAATGCATCAGAAAAGTACGATGATTTTGACGATGTTGTGAGAGACAAAGACATGCCTTTCACTCCACATGTGCGGGATGCCCTGTTACTTGTCGAAAACCCTGCTGAGGTAGCTTACAAGTTAGGCAAAAATCGTGGCGAACTTGAACGTATTTCAAAACTCCATCCCTTAGATCAGGCAAGGGAAGTTAACAAGCTGTCATTTAGTTTAATGGGGAACCACGGCAATAAGCCGACTGCTAACCAGAAAACCGCCCCTATGGGTGGCATTAGACCAAATCCAGTAAGTTCTTCCACTGCTGTTACAGGCAAGACGCCTCCGGGTGAAATCCGTAGGCGTATGAAGGCTGGTACATGGAAGTGATCTAAGGGTTTCAAGGACGAAACCCAAACCGTGAGACCCTTGTGACACCGCTATGTACCCATTTAACGGACTAAATGGAGACTAGCAATGGCTAACCAATTTATTACAACCGACTTGGTATCAAATACCGCGTTGGCAATGTTTGCAAACAATGCGCCTTTCGTGATGACTGCATCACGTATTTATCAAGATGACTTCGTGTCTTCTGGGTATAAGATAGGCGATACGTTACAAGTACGTAGACAGAATCACTTTATTGTTGGTGATGGCTCTGTAGCTACCCCTCAATCAATCATTGAGACTGTAGAAACAATCGTCATTCAGCATCAATACCATGCTCTGATTGCCTACACTATCCAAGATTTGTCTTTAAGAATCGAAGACTTTTCCAGATTGTTTATTGCTCCTGCTATTCAGGAAGTAATTACACAGATGGAAAAAGATATAGCCGCGGCTGCTGAACAAGAGCTTAACTTCTTCACCGGAACCGCTGGTGTTGCGATTAACTCGTTCACTACTGTTGATATGGCTGGTGCTAAATTGCTTGAGCAGGGCGTAAATATTGCGTCTGATGCTTACATGGCAATGACAGTTCGAGACGGTTCTAGCTTGAAAGGTGCGTTGTTAAACAACTTCACTCCTGTATTCAACGAAGACATCGTTCGTTCTTCTGCTATTGGTCACTTGTCCTACTTCGACATTTTCCAATCTCAAAACATTAAACGTCACCAAGCTGGTGCTGGCCCAACTCTGCATTCATCTGATGCATTGCTTGTTAATGGTCAAGTGTCTTCTGGTAACACTATTGTTATGGATGGCGCAACAGCAAACGTAACTAACTACTTCTTAATTGGTGATGTGTTCTCAATCGCTGGTGTTCAGTCTGTGAACCCTGTCGGTCGTGCATCTACTGGCCAAGACATGCAGTGGGTTGTTACTTCTAATGCAAGTTCAGATTCAGGCAGTAACTTGTCTGTAACTGTAGCCCCAATCATCATCTCTGATACTTTAAACCCTAACCGTAACGTTAGTAATCCGATTCCAGATAACGCAGCCGTTACTTTGGTTGGTTCGCACAACGTGAACGTGGCTTATCCAAGCCGTGGTTTAGATATCGTTTGTCCTCCACTTTACAAACTGCAAGTTCCTTATGCATCTGTAGCGGTTGACCCTGAGACTGGTTTATCACTTGCGGTTACGCAAACTGGTGACATCTTAGGATACCAAAACTATATGCGTATCGACTTACTTTGCGGCTTTAAATGGCACGCACAATATGCTGTTCGCGTGTTGTCATAAGGAGGCAGTCATATGCTTACTTGTATTTATCATCCGTTAGACCACTTCCGAGTGGTCGAACATGACGAAGCCGAACGCCTAATTGAATCGGGTGTTTGGTTTGATTGTCCGGCCAAAGCGAGAGCTTACAAGGAAGGTGTTGAGAAGGATGTGCGGAACGAAAAGGCGGAGGCTGCAAAGCCAAAGGCTAAAGGACAAACTAAGGAGAAATAACCATGAAAGATAATAAAATGGTTCAGTCTAACAACGCGTTTGTTAGAACAGAACAAGCCAAGCAAAAAAAGATGATGGGCAACCGTCCAGTGATGAAAAAGGAAATGGAAGAGTTTAACGCATACATGAGCAATGATGGCGAAAATGCGCAAGACTTCGGTCGTAAACTTTGTAAAGGTTTAGATGACGCATTCCCTTTGAAATAGTATAAGTTTCACTAACTCCTAATTCCATGTTAAAATTATGGTTTTAGGAGTTATATATTATGAGAAGTGAATTTTGTAAGTGTGGAAAATTAAAAGAGAGACAAAGTGCTGGGCAATGCAATACCTGTCATGCTGTTTATACAAAACAATGGAAAATAGATAATCCTCTGACAGATGAACAAAAAGAAAAAGCAAAGATTACACGTAAAAAATATGAAGATAAGAAACGTGAAGGGATAAGAAAACGTAATCCTAGGCTTGGCGCAAAGCCGGGTATATTTAGACCATTATGCTCTTGGTGTAATGTGGTTATAGAGAATTTTAAGAAAAAGACATTTTGTAAGCCATGCGCTGCAAAATATAATCGTGAATGGAGAGAAAAAAATCCTCCAAATGATAAACAAAAATTAAGGAACTTAATAAGAGTTCAAACCTATAGAAAAATTAGAAATGGTAAATTAATTAGGATGCCTTGTGAAGTTTGTGGAGAATTAAAAGTTGAAGCGCATCATGACGATTATTATAAACCATTTGAAGTAAGATGGTTATGTGGTCATCATCATAGAGAGCATCATATGATGCAAAGGAGGCAGGATGCCGCAAATAATAAAAACGACGAATCAATTAATAATTAATTCATTATATCTTATTGGAGAACTTGGAGTAGGAGAGGTTCCTGATCCCTATATGCTAAGCGCAGGACTTGAGCTAATTAATGAACTATTAGCCAAATTTGCCGAAGACAGCATCTATATACCCTATTTGACCGAGTTAAACTTCAATCTTGTAGTTAACCAAGCGTCTTATACTTTTTCGGATATGGTTCCTAATCCCGATGTGGTTTCAAATCGAATCGTTGATTTGTCATTTGCAAACTATTTGGTGCCAAGTGCTGGGCAAGGAATTATCTATCCATTACAAATTATTAATAAAGCACAATATTACGGTGTTACAAGACTGTTGCCATTAGATACAAGACCGGGCTTTATCTTCCTAGATAAACAAGCCGATGAAAGTATTGTGACGTTTTATCCTGCACCAGACCAACCTTACCCCTGTCGGTTAGGCGTTAAATGCATGATTAACAGTTTAGCCGCTAATTCAAATCTTGAAGAGTTACCACCTTTTTACTACGGGTTCTTAAAGTATGCACTCGGTAGGAAATGGCTAGCATATTACCCATCCGGTAATTGGCCTCAAACTTCCGAGGATGAATACAACGATTATTACGAGTCAATTAAGAACGTCAATGAAACTGATGTCACAGTACGACCCTCTGCGATTCTTAGTCGCGCTGAGCCGTTCTACTGGCAAAATATTTTGGCGTACTAATTATGGCGAGTGATTGCAAAGATTATGACTTTGTAGGCAGTTACGATAACCAGCGTATCAGCACAATTAATGCGGAACGTAGCGTTAACGTATTTGAATACCTTGATGCCAATGGTAAGCGTCCAAAAGCCATGATTTCAACGTCTGGATTGGTTGATTCTACCCTAAACTTTACCCCGGAAACGGGGGGTTCTAGGGCTACTTTTGTATTTAATAATGCAATTTATCAAGTTTTTGGGGCGTCTGTATTTTTAATTACAGGAACGGTGGGTTCATTAACAAAAACTCTTCTGGGAACACTTGTTACCGCTGCGGGTTATGTGGGTATTGATGCGAATCAGTACCAAGTTATCTTTGTTGACGGTGTAGAAGGGTATATATGGGATATCAATGCGACTACTTTTGTACAAATTACTGATGTCGGGTTTCCCGCTAATCCCATTGATGTGTGTTATCTCGATGGATTCTTTTTGGTTGCCGCTGGTGGCACTAATAACTTTTATTTGTCCTCACTAAATCAAGGGATGGTTTGGAGTGGTGGCAGTGCAACGTTTACCGGAAGCTCAGTAACAAGCATTCTTACACTCAGTACGAGCAATGCCAACTTTCAAACTGGCGTACCGATTACTTTTACAACCACTGGAACTTTGCCAGCACCTTTGAACACGACAACAACTTATTACGTGATTATGGTAGGTTCTCCAACAACTAACCCGGGAACCATTAAAGTAGCTACGAGTTACGCCAATGCAATTGCCGGAATATTTATAACGCTTACCACTAATGGCGCACCGACCAATACCGTTACGGTATCAGGTCAATTGCAGTTCGGCAGCATTACATCCCATCCGGGAACTATTGTTGCCTGTAGAACCTTACACAGACGAATATTTTTGTTTTCTCAATACTATACAGAAGTTTGGGAAAACGCGGGTCTGGGTACTAACTTACCATTTAGGCGCAATAATTCGCTCCTTATGGAAGTTGGTACACCAGCCATAGGAAGTGTTGCGGTTGGATTTGACCGGATGTTTTTCTTGGCTCAAGACCGTGATGGATTAGCCGGAGTGATGGAAGTTAAAGGTACTGAGTCACTACCAGTAAGTAACAGAGCATTGGATTATCAGTTAGCGCAATACGCTGCTGGCCCCGGTGTGTCTGATGCTCGCGGCATTTTAATTAAAGAGAACGGACTTATTTTTTACCGTATCAACTTCACGGCTGCGAATCATACGTTTGTATTGAATGTATCGATGAGTACATCTGATTCGCCCAAATGGCATGAAGAGGAGGTCATCAATGGCGATAGGCACCCCGCCCAAACTCACGCTTATTTTGCTGGCGTTAATTTCTATGGAGATTATGAGAAGGCTTTATTTTACATCGTAAGCGATCAGGTCACGACTAATAATGGTGAACGAATCAGACGCATGAGAATAGGCCGTCAAATGAGTCCAGAGGGTTATAAGCGATTACGCATTGACCGATGGCAACTTGATTTATTACAGGGCGCATTGTCCACGGGTGTTTTAGGGTTTACGCCCGATCACGGTCTGGATAATATTTTAACGATTCCTTACGCGCCAAATGCTCAACCAACCGTTTATTTGTCTGTATCAAAAGATGGAGGTCAAAGCTATGGTAATAATCTGCACGCGACAATGGGAAAGACAGGTGAGCGAACCCATAGAACCGTCTGGCGTAAGATTGGAACAACCCCTAGAGGACAAGGCTTTGTTCCTAGAGTCGAATTCTTTAGCGAGATCCCATTCATTATCTTGGGTGCCTCTTGGAATTTCGAGATTTTACCGGAGTAAATAAATGGCTCGTGACTTTGACTTTTTCCCAACCTATGACCCTTTAGTAAGGGATCAGGTTTATTTAAGTAACGTTTGGGGCGACTTTATGGCGACATTTGTCGAGTCCTTACGCGAATATATGTCATCGGGCGGCTTTTTCGTTCCAAGACTTACTAAAGCACAAAAGGCTTTGATACAAACGCCCGTTGAAGGGCAAATGATTTACGTGAGTGATGCCAATTCGCCAACGTTGCCAAGGACGGCTTCATTACAAATATGGCAAGTGGTTGCAGGTAATGGACAATGGACGACCATTGTTTAAAGATTAATTAGCACAAGGAATGTGGACTATGGCTAATACGATGGGTGGTGGTTGGAATAACCCAGATTATGGATTTGATCCTCAAGGGATGATGTCAGGTGCAGGAGGTTTTCTTGGGGGCCTTTTTGGCGACTCCGGAAAATCCTATGACAAAGCTATGGAGCAATACCAAAAGTACATGCAAATGGGTCAAGGGGTACAACAACCTTACCTAGATGCAGGTAAAGAAGGTCTTGGAAATTATCAGGAATGGCTAAAAGGCCAGAAAGACCCAAGCGGTTTTATTAATAACTTAATGGGTAATTACCAAGAAAGTCCTTACGCCCACATGCTTCAACAGCAAGCAATGAACGCAGGAAACAATTCGGCATCAGCCAGTGGCATGATGGGAAGTAGCGCACTGATGCAACAACAACAGCAAAATGCCGGGCAAATTGCATCGGGTGACATGAATTCATGGCTTCAAAACGTATTGGGAATTAATAGCCAATATGGACAAGGCGAAGATAATTTGATGAAAGGTGGTCAAGGCGCGGCAAATTCATTGACCGACATGTATAATAAAATGGGCCATCAAATGGGTGAAGCGGCCTATGGGAAAGAAGCAGGTAAGAAAAATGACTTCTGGAACACTATAGGCGGTGGCTTAAGTATGCGCGGCAGCTTTTTATAAGGATATAAAATGGCACTTCCATTACCAAGAACTGTTCCCGATACTGGCCCCGGTGGTGGTTTGGTCACTGCTATGGGTGGGATTAATGCCCTTCACAACGCAATGATTGAGAAGAAGATTAACCAAATTAAATCTCAGTATTTGCCCACAACCTTGCAAGCCGAAGCTGCGAGTAAACGTGCCTATGCCAATTTGATGGGGCCACAATTCCTTGCCAAATTACTACAAAACCCCGGTGCTTTAGCCAATATGGGCAATAAAAAAGCCCGAGAAGCATTAGAAAAATCGGTTAATGCTGGTATGGGTCAAGGTACAGGCCGGAATTATTTAAATAACATTCCGCAACATACAGGCGTTGGACAACCTTCAACCAATAACTTTGCTGGCTACTTAAAGAATGGCCTTAAAGGTTTTCTTGGACAAGGCCAAAGCCAAGGGCAAGGAAACAACCCATTTGCGCAAGCGGCTCAAGCTATGCCACAAATGCCTCAACAGCAACAAATGCCCCAAGGACAGCCACAAGCTCCTGAACAGCCAATGGGTAATCCAGCAATGAATACTGTTCCCGGAAAAAGGCCAAAAGGTGGTGTCACTGTTGAAGGTCAACAATGGTATGACAAGAATGGCAATCCTGTTTATGAGGAAGATGTTCAAACGCCTAATGAGGATGTTCAGATTGAAGAAACTGAACCCACATGGGCTGAGAAAACCGGCCGATTTAAAGGCGAAGAGAAGCAAGGCGAAGAAGCCGGAAAGTATCGCGCCAAAGCGCAACAGGAAATTGGAGACAGTCAACTTGGCTTAAGTCATTCAGGTGCCGTATTGGGTCGTATGACAGATATTATTAAAAATCCTGAGTTTCAAGAGATGCGCAATAAGATTCCTTTCTTCCAAGATAAGCAATTAAATTATTTGATGAAGACCGGAACCCCTGCGCAAAAGAAACTTATTGGTGACTTTTTATCTACTTCTGAAAGTTTTATTGCATCAACTGTTCAAGGGTTTAGTGGTAAGCCTTTAGTGCGTGAGTTTGACTTAGCGCAACGTCAAAAGATTAGCCCAAGCGATCCAATTCATGTCGCCGAAGGTAAACTAAAATCAGCTATTGCACTTCATGACATTGCAGAAAAGAAGAACGATATTATCTCAGGGTTGCTTGATAAAGGCGTCAATCTATCTGATGCTGTTAAGCAAGCAAACAAAATGGTCGATGTAAGTGCTATTGAGAAGCGAACTGATGAATTATTGCGTGATAAACCTACGGAAGAAGACATCAAGTATATGGCTGAAAAATACAAAACATCACCTGCGGAAATCAGGAAGAAATTAAAAGCGCAAGGAGTACTGTAATGGGAACGCCACGCGATTTTTTAGAAGGTAGTTACAATCCTGCAAAGCAAACTTACCAGCCCCGAGACTTCTTAGAAATGGAAGAACCGGAAGAAAGTATTGGTCAAGCTGCAAAGTATGCGCCTTTTAGGGTTGGCGAGGATTTACTGAATGCCGGAAAGGGTGCGCTTGAAAGTGCGCCTGAGTATTGGGAAAAGGCAAAGACGGAGGTTCCAGCTTGGTTAAATCCAATTAATGGTCTTAAACATCCCGTTTCCCGTATCAAGAATGGAATTGCAGGACTTGCGGAACTTGGTCATGAAACGATTAATACACCTTACAAAATAACAAATTATTTAGAAAATCGTCTTAATCTTTTACCAAAAGGTGCCGCAGATAAAGTAAAAAAATATCTTTATCAAGAGGACATATCAGGGGCATTAGACCAATTCACGGGCAAAGAAATGAACCCAGGTGATGCTTTGACACGAGGAATTGCAAGAAATGCCACAAGCATTATTCCGGCTGGAAAGGTTGCAGGGGCTTTAAATCCAATGAACCTTACCGCCAAGAGTATTGCTAAGGATGTCTTAAAGACTCGTGAAAAAAATATTGGTCAATACGGTAATCGCTATGAAAACTTGTGGAAGGAAGCCGAAGGAAAAGGCTTTGGTGATGCATTGTATGATATTGATGTGGACATGAAGACCATCAAAAAGTACTCGCCAAACAAGGGTATCAAAGGACTTGAGGATTTCGACAAGAACCCTACCTTGCAAAATGCGCACAATGCAAAAAGTGACCTATTACGTATTAAGCGAGATTTAGATAAACTAACTACATTGCGAACTGCTGAACGCCAACAATTGGGTGCTGTAAATAATGCAATTGACAGCATTAATAACAATATGTTTAAAGGCCCTGATGGTAAGATACATGAGGGAATGAAGCAAAAATATGGCGAACTTCAAGAAGGTTATAGAAACGAAGTGGTTCCTTATAAGAATAAGGCCATCAATGAGTTTATGCGCGGTGAATCTTCTCCTGATGAATTAGTAAATTCATTATCTAAGAGAGCATTTTATGCAAAGCGTGGTAAATATCATAATGCAATGCGAATGAGAAAATTGGTTAAGAGTCACCCTTATCTTGCAGGAATAGGCACAGGAAGTGCTTTAGGAGCTGGGGCTTTAGGTTTTTACAATGAGCTTTTTGGTAAGAGCAAATAAATAAAACTTCACAAGGAATGTGAACATGGCAATTACTTACGTACAAGCGTTTCCGCCCCTATGGTACATCGTTGGTAACGATGGCCTTGCGGCTGGTGGCGCACAAATGTTTACTTACGACTCTATTACGCGTCAACCTAAACCTATCTATCAAGACCCAGCGGGAACATTGGCATGGCCAAATCCTGTTATTTTCAATCTTAATGGCACTAAAGGCCCTTTCTATTGGCAAGAAGATAGCGCAAACCCAGACGACTTGTACTATGTAGAAGTTTACGATAAAGACGGTAATCTGCTATGGCAAGCAAACGACTTCCCAGCAAGTGGATCAGGTGGTGGTGGTAACGTCACGACATATATTACTGTGACGAACTACATCACCAATAACCAATTTATCAACCACATTGGGGCGCAAGCGGGTCCTCTCCCTACCAACTTGGTTATCGCCCCATCTAATCACAAAGGCTTTACTCCGGCTCTTACTAACCCCATTGTAGGAACCTATGGAGTTCTTGGCCCTGATATTCGTTTTGTTAAAAATAACACCAATGCAATCGACTCGATAACATTTGTTCCATTCGCATTGTCTGCGGCTCCTTTAACCGGAGATGTAACACCTGTTGAGTATGTAGAATATCAATGCACCAACACGCCAACGGGTGAAACATACAAAAGCTTCCAGTTTCCAATAACCCAAAAGGTTAAAAACTTATCAAATCAGCCTATGACTTTCGGATTTTGGGCAGCTTGTGGGTCTGGAACTCAAACGGTAAATATATTTAGTCGTCAATATTATGGGTCTGGAACGGGTGCAACACCTGAATCATCAGCAACACGAGTTAACATTGGTTCAGCGGTACTTACTACGACATGGCAATGGTTCCCTATAAACTTTGTGGTTCCATCTGTTGCAGGTGGTTCGCTTGGTACGCCCGGAATGCAAACCGATGATGACGCATTATACATTCAAATTGATATGCCATTAGGTGCGCCATGTGACATCTTGTTTACGAAACCTGCTCTGTTCTTAGGGTCTGTCGATCCTGATACTGAGTTTGATTCATATGACATGATTGACTCTATAGACCAAACACCACGATGTGGGGATGTTAAAGCAACTTATTGGTCATCTGCTCCTTTGGGATGGATGCCTATGAATGATAGCACCATTGGAAATACTGGATCAGGTGCAACACCGCCTTATGCTGGGCAATTTATGTTTCAACTATATAAAACGATTTGGGATGCTGTATCAAATACCTATGCACCTGTTGCCGGAGGACGCGGAGCTACAGCACAAGCGGACTTTATTGCTAATAAGGCTCTGACATTGCCTTTATCTTTGGGAAGGTCAATAGCTGCTACGGGCATGGGCGCGGTCTTAGGTCAAAATGCTGGTGCTAATAGTGCAACCTTTACAATTGGTGCAGCAAACTTGCCACCTCACTCACATACCTATACCTTTACAACGGTAGGGGCTGGGTTTGGTTTCGGTTTTGCATCGGGAACAAACTTGACGACTGCAACCGGAAATACAGGAAATGGCCCCGGAACATCAACGGCTATTACCTTATCTACGCTGCCGTTAACCTCATTCATGAATATTTACATTAAACTTTAAGGAGCCACGTAATGGCAGTTCAATTATGTAATATACCAGCTTTAGATCCCAACTCTTACACTGGCCCAACTCGGGTTATGTCGGGTGTTGCAAGGACAGGAAACGTAATAAACGATACTTATTTTGGAGCCAATAACTCCGTTGAATTCGCACGCTGGCTTTATGTAGGCGTGACTGGTGATGTCTCTTATACAAAATGGGATGGCACTGTACAGACTCTTACGGCCTTGGCGGCTGGCGTTTGGCACCCGATTTACTCCATCAGGATTAATTCGAGTGGAACAACAGCTACAGGTATCGTATGGGGAAGTTAGCTAACTTCAAGCAGTAATATTACTCATCATTTAATAAGGATATTAAAATGACTTTACACCTAGGACAAACAGTACTGTTTAACGATTTGACACCTGCGCGTGTCGTATCGTTATCAAACATAGTAGGTACTTACTACAATGGCCCAAATAACAACGGAGTTGGTGCTTTATTAACTCTTGCCGTAACTTCTTTAACAGTGGATGGCGTGTTATTAAAACCCGGTGATAGAATTCTATTAGCTGGTCAAACTCTTCCTGCACAAAACGGAATCTACATCTATCAAGATTATGGATTCCCTAATGTGTCCTATCCTTTCCCACAACCACCTCAAGTTGTTGTGCTTCAACGTGCCTTCGACCAACAAAGTCTTGAGCAATTGAAAGCAGGTCAATTCGTGGTTATCGGTGCTGGTACTGCTAACGCTGGTGCTTTGTACTCTCTGGTTGAGCCTTTACCTCAAAACATCGGAGCAGATGCCTTCATCTATGTTGCTTCCTCTCCAATCGTTTCTTCCACGGCCTTAACTGCTGCGCAATTCCTCGGTATGTTTGCGGCTCCTGTTGCTTTAGTTCCAGCACCCGGTGCAAATAGACTTATCGTTCTTGACCGTATGGAGTTAGTCCAAACTTATGGCACAGCGGCATTTGCTGGTGGTGGTGTGGTAGCTGCTCAATATGGCGCGACTATTAACGGTGCTGGCCCTGCTGCTTCTAATACCGAAGCTGCCGCGGACTTCTTTGTTACAGCGAGCAATACGTACCTATTTAACGGGGCAATCGGTGCTAAGCCTTTCGCAACTACCGTTAACCAAGGTTTGTATTTGAGCAACGCGACAGGTGCGTTCACCACTGGTGATAGTACTTTTGTTGCTAAAGTTCACTACCATGTAATAGCTACAGCGTAATTAATTGGGGGGAAATGAATTCCCCCTTTTTTAAAAGGAATTAAAGATGCCAGGCGTTTACGGTGGGTTAATCGTTATCTTAATTTATGCCGCTTCTGAATCGGTTATCGATCAGGAATTGTTTCTCATTACACAAGGCGGTGATCCGATTCTTACGAACCTTGGACAAAACATATTAGTCACGGAAGAGGAATAGACCATGCCCGGTATAGATATTAGTGCCTTACCTGCGGCCACGTCCGCACAAGTTACAGACGTATTCCCAGCGGATCAATTACCAGGCCCTGTGACGCGAAAAATAACTATTCAGCAAGTCTTAGACTTATTGACTGGAACCTTTGTTGAAAGTGTTTCAGGTACGACAAATCGCATCACCTCAACGGGTGGCGTCAATCCAATTATAGATATTTCGTCAAACTATGTCGGTCAAACTTCGATTACCACGCTTGGTACGGTGACGACTGGAACATGGAATGCAACGCCAATAGATTTGGCAAGTTTTGTGAGCGGCAACTTAGCCGTAACTCACTTAAATAGTGGTACGGCAGCATCGGCCACAACTTTCTGGCGTGGAGACGGCACTTGGTCAACAATTTCATCAGGTTCAACTCCTTTTACTGTAGTAACGGGAACGTCTCAATCTATGACTACAAATACCGGATGGGGAGCTAATAATGCATCTTTAGTTACTTTTACCCTCCCTACAACTGCGGCTATTGGAGATGTTCTTTATGTTATTGGTATGGGTGCAGGTGGATGGAAAATAGCTCAAAATGCCAGTCAAAATATTCAAATAGGAAACCTTTCTTCAACTTCTGGAACGGGGGGAAGCATTGCATCAACCAACCAATTTGATTCAATTCATTTTATTTGCACGGTAGCAAATACTACATGGCAATGCTTAGGTGCACCACAATCTGCACTGATAACAATTGTTTAAGGGGAAATCATGGCTGGAAATAATGGAATTAACTTAGTTTACAATCCCGGTAGATTAATAGGGAAGCAAATATTTGCTACGGCTGGAAGCTTTACTTATACCCCCACCACTGGAACAACTAAAATATATGTTGAAGTATGGGGTGGTGGTGGTGGTGGTGGTGGTGCTGCGTGGTCTTCTGTATTTAATAGTGCTGCTGGTGGTGGAGGTGGTGGTGGATATTGCAATCGTTACTACACCACTATGCCTACAACTTTAACTTTAGTGGTTGGAGCTGGTGGCTCAGGAGGATCTGCTGGAAATAATAACGGTGTTGGTGGTGGAACATCACAATTTAGTGATCAAATTGCAGACCCTACAAATTATATTGCTATTAGAGGTGGTGGTACTGGCAATGGAAGTGCAGGGGCAGCCTCTGGAACATTTACCCAAACGTATGCTTCGGTAGGTGGTGGATTAGGTGGTTTACTTACCACTACAAACCAAATATCTATTCAGGGCGGTATGAGTCAAAGAGGAATGACAACTACTGGCCAAGCTATGGGTGGCGCCGGTGGAAATGCTGCATTGGGTGGTGGTGGTGGTGCTGGTTCTAGTAATGCAGCAGGTGGTCAAATTGGTGGTGGTGCAGTAGGCAATGCTCCGGGTGGTGGTGGTGGTGGTGGTGGAAGTATTACTGCCGCAACTGCTGGCGGAAACGGAGCTGCTGGAATGGTTGTAATATGGGAATATTCATAATATTTGTTCAATAACATAAGGAGTAGTTTTAATGTCATTAACAGTAGAAAAATTGCGTGGAGATATTGCCGTTCTTGCAATAAGAAGAGACCAAGCCCATCAAGATTACCATCAATTAATTGGCGCGATTTCCGTGTTAGAGCAAATGATATGGCGTATCGAACATCCAGAAGAAGCCAAGCCCGAAGGAGAGGAGAAGAGCGAGGTTGAAACTGTTCCTGAACATAACGAAGCTGCTTAATTCATAGATGGCGCAATGAGTTCATAACCACGACTCTTGCGCCTCTTCATCATTTGGTCAATTGTTTTCTGTGCTTCCTCTTCGGAACACAAGAAAATGTTCTTCTTGCCACCGCGATTTGAATTACAAGAACCCCAACTATAATCAAGTCTAATCCTATTAGCATCTTCCTGCACTGCGATTTTATAAAATCTGTCTTTAGCTTTGTTGAGCCATTGGTAAATCAGCATAGGTACTTAACATCTCATCTAAGGTTTCTCTGGTTTCGGTATATTCTTCTTCATCCATAAAGAAACTAGGGTCTGACACGTCCACTTCGTGACCCTCTACATAGAATCTCATCTACTTATTTACGCCTAAAAAGTTGGCATAGTACAAAATCATGATCTTGAGTGCAAGCTATAACTCTAATGCTTTGTATATCGTAGCGCGAGAAACGTTCATATCTTTAGCTATGGAACGTATGGATTGTAAACTTTCCCTCTTCTCTTTGACAATTTTTCTAAATTTATTGTCAACTTTAATAGGTCTACCAAGGTGCTTTCCGGCTTTTTTCGCCGCATCAATTCCCTCGCGTTGACGAGACCTAATCATAGTGCGCTCAAACTCAGCGAATGCACCCATAATTTGCAATGTTAAAGTAGCCATTGGGTCTTTATGTGCATTGAAGGTAAGGTTTTCCTTTATGAACTTAACGGAAACCCCTTTTTTAATAAGGTTATCCACTATTTCTTGAAGGTCTTGAAGGTTTCTAGCAAGCCTATCAATGCTATCCACTAAAAGCTGATCACCTTCACGAACGTAAGCCATACATTCTTTTAGACCATCCCGGTCTTTGTTACTTCCTGTAACCATATCGACAAACTCCTTGTCTAATGTAATTCCTGCTAACTGTCTTGCTGTATTTTGTCCTTGTGATGAAACACGAATATAGCCTACTATTTGATGGCTCATAATTATTCGATCACTTTTGTTAAATCATTGATTACTTTCTTGATAAGAAACTTGGCATCATCTAAAGAGGAAAGTTGAACTCGTTTATTCCAAAACTCAATAGCAGCGTCTAAAGTTTTCGATTCCGAAGAGTAAGGGCAAGCTTCACAAGTGGTGCATCTTATCTTGTACCACCAATCTTGAAGCACATGAAAAGAATGACCTTCATCATCTTCTTTAGTTCCACAAAAAGGACAAGGCAAGAATCTTTTGTCATTAATTGTGATAAATTCTACAAGTTGCATATTGTTACGTTTTGCCATTTACTAATTACCTACTAATTGCTAATGAATTGGTAATTGAGTATACCACCTTATTATACATTGCGCATTAAGGTGGTTAAAATAATTTATTACAGGGCATTTTGTTGATGTCACCAATATGGTCTAGTCGGTGTACCTTATTTACAGGTCTTCTTTAGAAAAAGAATTAATGTCGTTATCTTCTTCAAAATACAAGATTCTGAAATTTGCTTTAGTTTTCGGAATATTAAATTTTTCGCACATTCGAACAGCTTGTTCATAGGAGCAGTAGGCAATTTCTCGTGGCCAATGATGTTTTGGAAACTTCACAAGCCACAAAATCATTATCTAATCCTCTTCATGTTTTGGATGTGTATCTTCAACATGGCGAAGTGTATCGACCAAAGCCTTGTTTACTTCAATGATGGTGTATTGGATGTACCCTACGTCAAACTCATCTCTTGGGATAGATTCAATTTCTTCTACAATTTCTTTAAAGAAAGAAGCAAGATGTGATTGAAAACCGCAAACCCCATCATCATAGATAGAACGTACTTTATTTTCAGCGTCATCAAGAAGTTCTCTAATCCCTTCGTTCCCCGGTTTACTTGCAGCTTTAGCAATGTCGGTGGCTACAGCGATAAGCTGTCTTTGTACTGATTTCTCGCGGATTATATCGGAATACGCTTTAATGTTGGCAGTAGAAGCAGTGTCATTGGCTAACTCATAAAGATATTTTTCACCTGCTTTATTTAATTTTAATGCATCACATATAATTTGCGCATCGAAACTTTTATGAACAATTGCAAGTTTTCTCATTTGATTAAATATTTCTTTATGTAGCGTTTTGGTGAAATCTTCGGGGCAAAGTTCATTTGAAATATTTTTCAACAGTGAGCTATCTAATAATAGTGCACCAAGAACCCTTTTTTCACTTTCTATTGATTGAGGCATTCGCATTGTAACGTCCTTATTGTTGTTGAATAGGTATAATTTATTCTTGTTTTATACTTGTTTTATACTTGTTGGGTATGGCTTAAAGGCAGTTCAAAGATATGCCAGACTAAACCATTAGGCATATGAACCGTGGTATAAAACCGCATCTTTTCCATGTTCTCTATTTTATGGCCTGTACCATAAATTCTAAAATGTCTTTCTTCCAACTCCTCACCATCACATAGAGCTACCCATAAACAAATGTTATCGCCCTGATTATGTATTTCGCAAATGTGTGAATTCTTAGGTAGTTTTACTGTGATTATTCCATCTTGAAGGGGTAATTCGTACTTGTATATCACATTCATTGGTGACATTAATATATCCTTATATTACAGTAGCGTAGTCTAAAAAAACTAAGGATAAATCATAGATGAAAATAAAACTACTAGCAGTTATGTTAACTTTGGGTTCAAGTTCAGCATTTTGCAATGGAGTATTGTTTAACATTCTTTATGCGGGAAAGCCAATTAATGTGCCAATAACTTTATGTTTGGATGGAATAACCCCTTCGTCTTGCGAGACACACTTGGCTACTGGAAGCGATTTATACGTGAGATCGAAAACATCGAACCCTTCTAAATATCCAACGGCAGGAATTAAAGTGGACGTTACAGGTCATTCATTATCTGGTTGTACTTCAAGCGGAAATGGACAATGTATATTTTCGGTGAATAGCTGCCGACCTGTCCATATCGGATTAAATTAAGGTAAGCCCTCATCTTGAGCGTACCTAATAGAGCTAAACAGCGTTAGGATTTACAGAGGCTTTGAGGGCTTAGGGTTACTTTGTGGCGTGTCCTCGACAGGTTCGCCGCAAAAGTAGGCGTATGATACAGGCATCCAAGGATGGCCAGCAATAAATTTTCTATCTTGTTCGCTTAATTTACGGCCACATTTATTTTCACAGGCTGGGCTTGCACAATAACTTTTATCTTTGTAACTCATTTCCCACACCTTATACATTTATCGTATCGTTGAACATAAATGGGTTCTCCATTGGTGAGGAACCCGTAAAAGTCTCTGTGTTGCGTTCTATCATGACCTTCAATCCAACATTTTAATCGTGCAATAATCGTGCCAACTCTAATTTTATTCGTCTTTGCATCCATTTTTCACCCATTCCTTTGCTTTTTCATGTCCATTTAAAGATTCTTCCCACAATGAGTAACGATTTGTATACATTTCATGTCCGTTTTCATCAAAGACCATTGTTTCAAATATTAATGGGCGACCTTCACCGTACAGATTATGATCCATTCCCAAAAATACGGTAGAGATTCTCTTGCCGTCAATCTCGTCCTCGGCAACTCTTCGTCTATCATCACCTCGGCTATCTTGAAACCATTCGCCCCATTCTCTCAATGTGCATTTGTAGGGTTTTTTGTTCTCATCGAGCAGGTAATAATAATCACGGCTATTTAAAAGTTCATCGGCTTGTTTGCGCAATGCTTCTAATTCTCTTTCATTCATTACAATCAAAGCCATTATTTTTCCTTGATGTGGTCTTTGTATATTTCTGCAATACCAGTTTGAGCATCAGCAATAGCATCGTACATCGTTGTATAGCCTATATCTTTTAAGCAGATACTTACACGGTCGTCATATTTAATTACGCCACCTCGAACTAAGCATCTAAAATCTTCTTCATCTAAACTTATGTATTCCATCATTCACCACAAATCATCATTTTAAGTTTCTCTTTCGCAATCCCAAGTCTGTGCTGATTTGGCTTTCCATCGACCCACATTTTACCTTTCCACTCGATGTACCAATCGCCAATCATATAGCAGATGTGATCAATCTGTTCCGGTGTAAATGATTGCTGCATAGCAGTTCTTCGGTCATACATACTGCTTATGTCTGGGCAAGCTGCTTCCATAGTTTCTAATGCTTCTTGCCATTCAGTAATCATTTTGTCGGTTTCGTCAGTTCGATGATTGCCAACATCTTTAATTAATTTTTTCGTGGCACAATACCATTCATAAATAGCATCACTCATCTTCCACCCCGTAGTAAATGCTACTTATACGTTTTTGCATCATCTCTAAAAGCTGTTGCATTTCGTCTTTAGCTTCTTCCACTACGTCATGAGGGCTATTAAGATGCATAATTAAACGCCCTGTTATCTCACCCAATAACAAGGCTGTCCTCTGGCCAACATCAACTAATTCTTTTACATCTACTTCGTTCATACTTCGATCCAATCATCCGCTTTAAAATCCGCAAAGGTAGGATTGAAAGAAAACTGTGACATCTTATGTAATACCAGCCCATCGGTTGGGTCTAGGAAAATATAAAACTCAGGCTTCCAATCACTCATCCAAGCGCGTGTACCTTTTTGCAAATCTGGGATGATTTCGCAAAAGGTCTTTGACGCCTCGGAACCTTCGACCATCCAACCATCAGACACCATAATGTCTTCTGTATATAAATAATGCTCTAACACGGGCTGATATGACTTAACATTGTTTTCTTCCATCACAAAATAAAGCCCATCACGCCAGTCATTTCGGGTTACTTTCTTTCCTGCTTTTAGCAAATCCATTGCTTCGCAAAAATTCATTTTCGTCTAGCTCCTTTAGTAGATTGGTTGCGGCTTGATTAATCCAGCGCAACGTCTCATTGTTTTGTAACTCTCCACCTGTAGAAATAGATTCGTTGGCAATCATCTTCACAAACTCTAAAAGGGTGTCATAGCGTTGAAACTTTCTAGGCGCGCACCCAACATGATCAAGCCATTTGAGCATACGCTTATCAAGTTCTTTGCAATTATCACACTGCTTTGTCATCTTCTTCACCAAACATTTCTTCAATGATTAACTCAAACTGTTCTTTACGGCGTTTAACCAAGTCAAGGTCGTCAATCGCATCAATCATCTTGTGAAAATCAATAGGGTATTCACTCGCTAACTCTTGAATCTTTTGTTCACCTTCGGCAATCTGAGATTCAATTTTACATACTTCAAGTTCGGCTTTCTTCTTCATCTCTCTGGCGCGTAATGGTGCCATAGCTTCCTTGATTTTATCTTTGCAAAGAATCAATACGTCTTTGTATTTTAATAGAGCCATTTTATGTCCTTAGTAATAATAATTTTTTGTTAGTTTTTGGTTTTTGATCGGCTGCTGATAATCCTATTGGCAAATGACCCCTGTAATGTTGCATCATTAATTCACTCATCATTGCACTTTGTTGTTGTTGAGCCGCAGCCATTCCACCAATACCCTGCAACAAATGAATACAACTGTATGAAGCGCACTGATTACAATACATGTAAAATTCCTTATCCTAGTATTAACATAGCTCCAAAGCTTAACAAACAACCTTCCCACTAATCCATTTGTACGTGATGGCTAAGAACCACCACGAAACAAGTTACTCCAATTGCTTTTAATACTCTCATATAGTACAAATATCTCACATGAACGGGATGTCGTCATCAGTAAACGGTGGTGGCGTATCGCCATTCGGTACACCGTTTGCCCCTTGTTCGCCTTTCGATAGGTAATCTTCAACCTTGTTTTTGTCTGGGTACTTAGAACCTAACGGCTTGCCTTTTAACTTATCTTGAGGGATTTCGCTACCCTGTTCGACATTTATTTTTACCTTAACGGTTCTATTAATTGCCACTTGGGAGCAAAGTTTACCTTCTGCATATTCTTTTTGAATCTCTGCGGACTCCGCGAAGTGAACAACCTTCCACATCATTTGTTTGGTAAACACTAAGAAATCACGGACATCATGGGTCTTGCCGTTCTCATCGTACACGGTAACGGTCATATCCATCATAGGATTGCCGGAACTTGCAGATGTTGTATCTTGAGACGCAGTAATCACCGCGTCATAAATACCTTCCTTCATTAACTGGAACCTTTCGGCCATTGCTTCCTGCTCGCTCATTACATCATAATGGAACATTGTTACTCTCCCTGTTGGTTTTTAGTTAAATCAAGCATTTGTCGCATGGTCTGAATCAATTCAGCATCCACTCGGGCAAGCCTTATAAGATTGCGGGCAAGTTCCCGCAATTCTCTTATATTCATTTCCTCAACTTTAATATCAAAGTCGATGACTGGTATATTTTTAAAAGAAGCCATCATTCCCCCTGAATTTTTGATTTCAGGTGGTCGATACATTTTTGTATTGAATCCTTTTGCATATCTTCCCAGCTTTCGGAACTGGCTTTATCCAACCACTTTTGATACATCTCTTCGGGAACCTTAAGCAAGTCGATTAATCGTGTAATCTCTTTTACTTGCTCAGGCTCGGCTAGTTCTTGCGCCACGGCTTCACGTTCAATTACTGCGCGGCCGTAACGCTCTGCAATCTCTTCGTATGAGAATGGGAACGTGTCGCTGTCTTGGAATGTCTCAAACCGTGACTTCTTCACAAGACCCACTCGGTGCGTTCCGCGCTTTTGAATTTCAAATACGAGATCGAAAAGGTAATCTAGTTTCTTGTAACAATCAAACGTTTGCCCTAAAACCGCCAAATTCTGCCCGTACTCGTTCTTAGAGTGCGAGGTGATGATAACGTTCATGTCGAGTCTGAATAGCAGGTTAAGCAATTGCTTCATGCGTTTATTGGCTTCTCCGTAATGACGGCCAAAGTCTGTACCTACCTTGCGTTCGGCTTTTTCAAGCAAATCGTTATAAGCCAGTGTTAGCGAGTCAAGAATCAAAGTCTTATAGTCATGCTTTGTTGTTAATAATTCCCTTACCTCGTTAATCATCTCGTCAAAGTCCACGGTCATAAGCACCGCACCGTCTGACTTCTCGATTAATTTAACGTACTGAGGTTTGTTCGTTGAACCCTCAGTGTCAATGATGTAGGGCTTGGGGAACTGAATCGCAGCATACGTTTTGCCGACTCCGGCAGATCCATAAAACAATGCTTTTAGTCTGCATTCTTTCACACTTGGTTTCTTTGCTTTTAAAGCCATTTTTAAATCTCCAACTTAGTTACATTAATTATGTCCACTTAAGGACTTAGATAAACCCGCTATACACACCCCTACGACACAGGCATCAAAAACCGGGGTGTGTCGTAGGCACGTGCATAAAGTGTGTATCTATGATTTAGCTGCTTCTTTCACCATTAATGCATTGCATTACCATGTAGAAAGCATCAAGCATTCCTTGGTCTTCGCCTCGCTCAAGACCTGTTCGCCATGTTTCACCAATGTCTGTAAACGTTTCATAGTCATTGGGGTGCGCTTCAACAATATCTTCCCAGTGGTCAATTCGATGTTGTAGCCATACACGTACCCGTTCCAAAGTAGTTCTTTCCACGTCTTTTTCCTCTTAAAATTTAATCGCTCTTCTGTTGTAATCTGATCGCGCATGAAATAATTCATCTAACCCTCTCCACTTTCTAGTAAGTCGATGTGTCCGATTGCTGCCAAGGATGCTTCCCCGGCAGAATCAAAGTACTCGTCTGATTCCCTGATTACTGGCGTACCCATCCAAAAATGGTGATCGCCTCCTTTATCCAGAATTTTGTAGTAGTAATACTTTGTGTCTGGGTAATCATCATCGGGGTACGCCCAAATCTCATAGTCGTAGTGACTGTAACGGTCTTCCCGTACTAACGTCTCCATACGACATCACCATGATCCATATCTTGCTCAGCGTGATAACCTGCTTCACTCATTTCATTGCAAAAGTAATCTTGGCACGCTGTGTCAATCAGGTCTTGCAAGGTCTGGTGGTAATATTTAAGGACGTTTACAGTCGTAACTTGTGCGAATTTGGCACGTGTTTTAGGGTTAGAATCTTTGAACATGGCAAGCATGGCGCAAAGAAAATCGCTGTTTAAAGTCTGGTCTTCACCATAGCAAGCCCATTCTATTTCACGGTCAATTGACTCAATGTATAGTCTGGCAAGCTCAAGCTGGCAGGGAGTTGAAAGTTTGTTGAGGTCAAGCTCGTAGTTATCGCCTATGTGTTTACCATAGCTATAAACTAACTCTTGAAGGTAATCATTAAGATTACGTTGGTGGTCTGAAATTTTCGTTACTCCTGTAACAAAACCCTTAAACTCAAATGGGTCATCAATCCATGATTGTTGCTTTTGCGCGTTAGAATACGCTAAACTTAATGCGTTCATATAATTCACCTATTAAAGTTTTGTTTGAACAACCGAGGTTATAGGTTCCAGCCTATAGCCTCAGACTTACTTTTTTTACTGCTATTCTACATCTGCGAAATCACCTAAAACATCCATCTTTTTTGCTAGTTTTACTCTTTGTTTTTCAACTAATTTAGTCACATACTCACCCATTGAAATTTCAGAAATCATGGCAGCCTTTTTTAGCAACAACCAAGTGTCTCTGGGCATTCTCATGTGAAATGCTCGGTCATCTTCTTGTATATTTTTTCTTTTTACTGACATAATTCCCTCGTATTAATGTATTGCGATATCATGGATACAAATGTATCACGACACGGCAAAAGAATGCAAGCGAAATTTAAAATAATTATATCAAGATACAAAAAGACTTTTATGTTTGTGTGATTTAGATTAGGATTATGAAAAATTTGAGGGTAAACTAAGAGGGTTAGCAGCAAGTTACTTCACTGTTCCATGCCGCTGGAACTTTTATAAACAGCGCATGATTGCGTGTCCGCCAAGATATCAATCATGCTATTAGAACTACCGGACGCCATTGTTTGGCATAAATCGGCTACGTGCGTCCATACACATAAGGCAATTATAGTCATGAACGATTCCTATGACAACATTTCTTTTATATATATCCTATCACAATCTATACTATCCCTAAGCACATGGAGTGCTTCGACAACCGTTAAAGGGAATTAGCATGACCAATAAACCTGTTCATATAGAAAAATACGATATCAAAGCATTCGAGAAAGAGCAAAAACCTTTTGTAATGGTTCTTACCGATTTAATTCAAAAATTTCCCATAAAGCATTCAAAAGAACTACATTTGTGGATGTTTCTTGAGAGCCTTCCTCCAACCTGGAAGCCAAATAAACATCACATTATGCAGCATTTTAGTATTAGCGAGAGAACCTACGAACGATATATGTGTTATTTAAATTCTACAAATTTAATTGAATATCGCCAAGAAAGAGAAGGAAGCGGTAAATTTGGGTCTTGGAAATTGGTTGTCTTAAATGGAACAAGATTCAATCCTGAATCCGCTTATAGCCACACCGCCAAAATTGGCGGAACGGTTGTAAATAGGTCAAAGGCAAAAGTTATCCACATTTCAGAAGCTAACCACACCGCCAAAATTGGCGGAACGGTTGAACCTTCTAAAACCCGCGCCACCACTGAAGAATTTGATAATTCACCGTTCCGCCAATTTACCGTTGAACGGTTGGATGGCGCACATATAAATACAACAATAAAACAAATAAAAGAAAGAAAGAAAACAAACAACAAATCTGTTTCTGTTTTTTCTTGTACTGATTCTGTTAAAACCCATATTGAGATGGTTATTGCTAATCGTGATATTTACATTGAGGGTGATATTCTTTCCCAAGGTGTTTATTACGCCTATGAAACTAACCCTGAACAAAGCTTTGATGCAGTTAATAAACGAATTAACATCTTTTTGAAAAAAGTACGTGAGGGTAAATGGTTAATTCCACAGGGTTACAACGGCATTACCTCACAATCAATACGTGAACACGAAGAAGAGCAGCAAAAGCAAAAACAAGAACAATACAAACAGGACGGAAAGGCTTTTAGGGATATAGCTAGCGCGGTTCTTTCTCCTACAGGTGAGAAAACAATAGGTGACATCCTTAAAAAACTAAAATCGGGGTAGAAATGAATGTAGTAGAGTTTAAATTTAATAAGTTTATAGAAAAAGACCCGTTTCGTATTAATGACGACATAGAACCTATTTATATTGAAATAGCAGAAATGGTTCTTAACAGGTTGTACAAAGCCTATTGCTTTAACCCATTATTTGAAGGGATTGGAACCATAGAAGAGCAAGCAGAAAGCCTTAAGTCCGCGGTCATAACATGGGCTGATTGCTTTATGGATTGGAAAATTGACGACATAGAGCGCGCAAAAGACGCGGCAAATAATTTAATTTTTATAAACCTTTACCCCACCGTTGGACTATTCAGAGCATGTTATTTTAACGAAAACATGTTAATAGAAAAAAATATATACGAAGAGTACATTAATTATTTATATAAATTCTGTTTTCATGGCAAAGACGGGAAAATCCACGGAGCGGATTATTTTTCTACTTGGGACAAGGAACGTGCCAATGCTAATAAAGATATTGAATAGAGAATTTGATGACGAAAAAATAAATCCTTCTAGCAAACTTTTTGATAAAGAGCACGCAAAAGGTTATGAGGACTTCTTGTTATCTATTCAAGAAGCAGATGTTATCAAAATACCTGTAATACATTCTTATAGACGAATAAAGATTATAAGCATGAGAGAGCAACCCGAATGGTTAAAGAAACAAGGCTACATACCGCCTAGAGAGCGAGAGGGGTTTGCATCTCCGAAAGGCTCTGATAGAAGCGGTGCTGGTAAACCCGTGAAAGTTTACAAAAATTGGGCGCATGCCTGATGAACAGGGCGTTATGGATAGCGCGTAAGAATTATTTGTGCGGATTGATTAAAAAGGTTTCCGATGGTCATCGCGGTGATGACATTGAATTTTTGCGTCAACATTGTAGGGAAGTGTTAGAAGCCCATCCAGAAGAGAAAATAGAGGAGGCCATCAGATGCTATGAAGAGATGGTCGAACAGTTGAAATACTACCCAGAAAGGAAGCTGAAATGAATACGATTCAAGGAGATAAGGCCAAGAAGTTTGTCGCATGGCTTGCTTGTGTGAAAGGATTTTTACCCAATAGCATGACCATTAGCGAGGCATCAGAAATATTTTTACGCCGTTGTGCGGACGAAGAGGAAGCGAAGAAAAATGAAAAGAAAAACGGTTAATTTGCGCGACCAACAGGAAGTTCTAGCGTTGATGAAAATTCTTTACGGAAATGATGAGGTCAAGGATGACACGAAAATTTCTGATTCCCACGGAAAACCAAGAGCAACGCGCCCTTGTGAAGTGGCTGAGTCTGCACCCGATACTGAAAGAGTACTTTTACAAGAATAACAACGAGGGGAAACGCACCGAAGCTCAAACTTGGAACTTGAAGTTAATGGGATTGCGTCCGGGTGTGAGTGACTTGTTTATTCCCTACCCTAGCCGAACAGGGTTATACGCTGGTTTATGGTTGGAAGTTAAAAGAAATATGAACTATCCGCCATCAGCAAGGAAGTCTGAAACTTGGGTGAGGCAACAAGAATGGATTGACAGGATGAAAACTGTTGGGTACGATGGTTATTTTTGTTATGGGTTTGAAGATGGCATTAAAATCATTGAGAAATATCTCAAAGAGTGATTTAACAATCGCTGATAAAGTAAGATTCATGGATAAAGTGAGTGTTCCATTTAAGAAAAATGAATGTTGGGAATGGAATGCTTTTAAAAATAAGAAAGGGTATGGGCAGATTATGTATCGTGATTTGGGTAATGTAGCTGCTCATAGATTTTCTTATTTGCTATTTGTTGGGGATTTTGAGCAGAAAAAAATTATATGCCATAAATGCGATAATCCATCTTGCGTTAACCCGAATCATTTATTTGTTGGAACTCATGGTGACAACATGAGGGATAAAATAAAAAAAGGGAGAGCAAAAAATCCACCTTTAAATCTAGGAGTCAAGCATCATTTATCCAAAGTAAATCCTGATATTGTTAAGGAAATACGTTATTTGTTTTCCCAAGGAGCAACTCAAACTTCTCTTGCAACGAAGTTTTCACTACATATTAGCTCAATGCATAATATTTGTAGAAATAAAACATGGAAAAATGTAAAGTGAAGAAGATGGCAAGCGAATCATCGAGTGCTATCTCTCCGCTTGATTTTCTATTATTATTGATTTGTTTCATGAAAACTTCCTTGCTTTCTAGCCCTAGCAATAGGGCTATTTAATGCTAATATTAAATTAACAAGACAAGGAAAGTTATCATGCCAAAATTCAGTCAAGCATCATTTTCTAAGTTATCAACCTGTCATCCAGACCTACAAGCCTTGTTCTACGAGGTAATAAAATTCTTTGATTGCACTATTTTGGAAGGTTATCGAAACGAAGCCAATCAAGAAGCTGCTTTTGCTAAAGGCAATACAAAACTTCACTACCCACACGGTAAACATAATCAAAACCCGTCAATGGCGGTAGATGTGGCACCCTATCCTGTTAACTTTAACGATGACAAACTGGCAATATGGTTCGGTGGTTACGTTCTAGGTATTGCCCAGAAACTTAAGGATGAGGGTAAAATGTCTCATTCTGTGCGTTGGGGTGGCTCATGGGATGGCCTAGGGAAACTTGATAGACCCGGACAACTCAATGACGCAGACCATTTTGAACTGGTGGTTTGAGGTGCGCAATGAAATGTTTAAAAGAGTTCTTGAAAAACAAACCGCATATTGTACTATCAGTGCCAGCGATATTGTGCTTTATTACGTTTTGCACGAATCTTTATAGCGCATTGAGTGATGGTAAAATAGATGCCAATGAATTAAGCACGTTGCTAGGAACGGCAGACGGCTTTGAAACGGTAGTTTTATTTATCGTTATGGTAGCGTTAAGAAACAAAAAACCGTAATATGTAGATGATGATTTACATACACTAAAGGATTAGTGATTATGGCTAAAAAGGACAAGAAACAAGCCGATCCTAGCAATGCTATGGGTAGGCCATCCAAGTTCACACCGGAAAGACGGGCTGAGATTATATCGGCTATTTCAAGGCGTGCACCTTATCAAATGGCAGCAGAAGCAAACGGGATTACAGAGCGTTGTTTGTATTATTGGCTTGACCAAGGGGCTAATGATTTAGATGATGGCATTGATTCAGAATATGCCGAGTTTTTTCAGTCCATAAAAAGGGCTGAGATGCAAAAGGTCATGGAACACACGGACATGATTGCAGCTAAACCCGAGAGATGGCAAGCTGATGCGTGGCTTTTAGAACGTAGATGGCCTAAGCATTTCGGCAATAATGTTCTCCTTAAAGAGCTTAACGAGCGCATGAACCAAATGAGCGGAGCAAAGCACACACCTACAACAGAACCAGAGGAGCAATAACCATGGGCGCTAAATACACATCACCTAAACCAGATGGCTACTTAGAAACACGCAACAACGTATACCTTGACCGTGAGTACAAACAAGAAGTGCGTACCTATCGTGAAGCTGGTGCCTCTCGTAACCTTCCAGAGCAGAGCAAAGCTAACTACGGAAAGAAAGGTTATTTGAAATAATGATATAGACGCATGATGCGTCTTTAGCAAAGGAGTCGTATTGATGAAGGACAAGCAAAGACTTGCTTATGTGTATGAGGTAGGAATCATTGATATATGGAAACCTATGGTTTCTTTTGAAGATTTCTACGATTCTTGCTCTTACGATGAGCGATTGAGTGCACGAATAATGCTTGATCAATACCTGTATCACATAGCGAATTATGTAGTTAGTTACTGGGAAGGCGATATCAGACCTGACCAGCTATACATCGGTGAGATTCCAGATGTAGAAAGATGTGGTGGTGTTCATCGTTACATAGGTTTTAAGCAAGACAATAACGGAACAAGCTATTTAATATTCCCTTTCCCAATGCCAATATATGCACAATACGAATGCAAATATGATGAGTATTTACACAAACAACCAAACTATCATGATGAATGTTTGGATATATTAAATACATATGCTCCAGAACCTGATAGAGACAGGTATTTAGCAAACAAAATAAGCTGCCTTACACATAGTCTTGAGCATATGAAGTGTCAATTAGAAAGGATTAAAGATTTAATTTAACAAGGAGCTTGACACGTGATTACATTGGAAGTATTGCAAAAGCGTAGAGATGATCTAGCTTCAACCTTAGCCACAAGTTCAGTCGATCATGACTTACTCAAGGACAGGTTGAAGGTAATCAAAAAGGAGATTGCGAATATCAACGGCGCAATCATTGAAGTCGATCACATGATCGAATCGTTATAAGGACATAACACCATGAGTTTATTAAGTTCTATTATCCTTCCTAAGCTCGAAGCTGAATTGCTAGCACAAGAGCCAGCTATTGCCGAGTTCCTCGTAAAACAAGTTCACACTTTAGCAACCGAAGTTATTACTTGGGCGCAATCTAAAGTTCCATCATTAGCAGGTGATCAAAATGGCTAAAGACAAAGCACCCATGAAGAAAGAGCCGATGAAGAAAGCCCGGAAAGACGAGGCCAAAGGCGTTAAAAAGAAGATGAAGAAAGATTGCATGTAAGCAATAGCCAAGGTTTAACCGCCTTGGCCTAACACATAAGGACTTGAACAATGGCTAAGTTAACCGCTGCGAAACGTAATGCGTTACCCAAGAATGAGTTTGCATTGCCGGGCATAGAAAAATACCCCGTGAATGATAAGAGCCACGCAAAGAATGCAAAGGCTCGCGCATCAGAGATGGAAAAGAAAGGTAGACTTACATCGACGCAAAAGAGTAAAATTGATGCTAAAGCAAATAAGATTTTAAAGAAGAAATAAATGGTTAGTGAGTCCTATCAAGCTAAATGGAAAAGAGAAGATAGAAAGAAATTTCCAGAAAAATATAAAAAATACAAAAGCACTTATTATGAGAAGAACAAGAAACAAGTTTTAGAAAGGGTTAAGGAATATCAGGAAAAGAATAGAGAGTTGATAAATAAAAGAAAGAAATCTAAATATCAATCTCATGGTTACGCATACCATAAAGACATTAGTTTAATGAGAAATTATGGAATTGGTTTGGATGTGTATCAGAAAATGTATGATGAGCAACTTGGTAATTGCAAAATTTGTGGTGTATACCAAGAAGTATTAAATGTTGATCATTGTCACAATAGTAAAGCCATAAGAGGATTATTATGCCAAAAGTGCAATCAAGGAATTGGATTGTTTAAAGATAGCGAAGTTCTTTTAGCGAATGCTATCGAATATTTAGTATTAGGCAAGAAAAAGAAGTAATCAGCACTTAACACATAGGGATGTGATTATATGGCTACTATCCGCAATACGTGGGTCGAAAAGATTAAGAAGAAAAAAGAGCATGAGACGGCACCTTCTTATGAGCGCGACCCTTTGGCTGATACTTACGCACATGATACCAAGAAGCCAAAGAAGAGATTCTCTTTACCGTCAACAGGAATCTTTGTAAGAACACTACGAGGGATAAGGAAATAGATGCAATGTCACAGTTGTAGCTATCCCGATTCTCGCGTGGTGGAAACGAAACGGGATGACAGGCTAAATAAAATCGTAAGACGTCGCGAATGTATGCGTTGCGGTGTCCGATTCACCACGCAAGAAAACATTAGAGAAAACCCAAACTATCAAACGCCTCCACCACGGAGGATATTAGAGAAATGAAATCTGCTGCTGAACTACTAAAGACCTTCAACGAATATGAGGCTGGGATTAACAAAGGCACTCAAAAACAATTAACTATTCTACCCGATAGGATGATTATACATGCGCATGAACAGGATAAAATATATGTTCCGACTCCCACAGGTGCTATTTTTCATGACAACGATCAATTTGTGCGTGTCATTATGGGGCCTTATGGAAGTGGCAAATCAACACTATCAATTGCAGAAATCGTTAAACGAGCTTGCGAAGTTCCAGTATGGAATAACGGTAGACGTAGAAGCCGATGGGGAATCGTGCGAAATACTTCTGGCGAGCTTGCAACAACAACCTTAGCCACATGGTTAAGCTGGTTTGATGAGCTGGGCGATGTTCGTAAACGTCAAAAGCCTATGCTCACCTACGAGCATACATTCAATGACGGCAAAGGGATTGTAGAGCTTGAGCTATTATTCATAGCCTTGGACAGACCCGAAGACGTGCGAAAGATTAAGTCGTTAGAGTTAACAGGCTGTTATATCAATGAGCTTTCAGAGGTTCCAAAAGCAGCATTAGCCCACATGAAAGGACGGGTTAACCGTTACCCATCAAAGGCATTCTGCAAAGAACCGTATTGGTCTGGAATCATAGCTGATACCAACCCACCGGAAGATGACCATTGGATATTCAAAGACTTTGAAGAGAACTGCGCAGACAATCACGTGCTATTTAAGCAACCGCCCGGGCTGATTAAGAACAAAGATAATCAATGGCGCAGAAACCCTGATGCTGATAATGCCGGGCATTTACCCCATCATTACTACGAGAATTTAGCCAGTGGACAATCAGAAGAGTTCATCAAGGTATTTTGTTTAGGCGAATATGGGGCTGTAGGCTTCGATAAGCGCGTTTATCCTGAGTTTAACCCAGACTTCCATGCGGTCGATAAATTGGAAGCCATACAGGGTCTAGGATTGCGTTTATGCTGGGATTTTGGATTGACTCCGGCATGTGTTGTCAAACAATTGTCTGCACGTGGTCAATTACTAATACTCAAAGAGTATGTAAGTGAGAATATGGGCATTAGAACGTTTGCTGAGTCGGTAGTGATGCCCGGGTTATTAAAAGACTTCCCTTATTGCAAGGTTGAAAGCTCAGTGGGTGACCCTGCGGGAAATGCCCGTGACCAGATACACGAAGAGATGTCTTGCATTGGAGAGCTTAATTCATTGGGGATTGTTACTACCGCTGCACGAACGAATGATTTAGAACCACGGTTAGGGGCTGTTCGATTCTTCCTTAATCGCATGGTTGATGGGAAACCAGCATTGCTATTGGACAAGAAGAATTGCCCAACATTATTTAAGGGATTTGTTAAAAAGTACGTTTATGCCCGTGTAGCTGTAGCAGGTGAGGAACGATACAAAGACAAACCTACAAAAAATATGGCTTCTCATCCAATGGACGCGCTAGGTTATGGGTGTTTAGAGATTGCGAGCGACCAAGTAACGCAAGATAAGTTCGGTACTCATAAGCACGAAAATATGTTTAATCCGGTTATGAGGATATTTTAAATTAGCGCACATCACGAGTACTTGTTTGACTACAGGTACAAAGATTTAGAAACAGGGAAGTTGAACATTGATAAGCTTACCACTATCAATAGCTGTCACTCATACTCACAATTGGTAAGTAGTGGCACCGAATGTTCCGCTGAATATTACGAACACCGACAAAACGCTTATGAACAACGCATTATTCGCCAGCAAGAGCGAGAAAAGTATGCGCTTGAGCAAGAGTTACGGCAAAAAGAGTATGAGATTAGGCGTGAAAAAGAACGAAAAGAACAAGAAGAGCGCGACTCGACACTAAGGGAACTCAGGGAATACAGGGAACGATTAGAAGCTCGGGAAGCAGAATTGGCGCGAAATAAGCGACTCAGAGAAGAAGAAACGCGACAAATTTATTTGGGTGGTGCTGATCATGGTCGGTATATTATTACTAACCGGGGTAAAGTGAGACAAGGTTAATACATGTGTTCAACTAGATGTCTATATTGTGGGAAGTACGGTAAGAAGATGTTAGCGAATAAATGTTTGGAGTGTTTGAAAGAACTGCGCGACATTACAGACATGCTAAATAACAAGCCCAAGAAGGTAGTTCATTACGAAAACAACGTGATACCGTTAAGGATTGTAAGTAAATGAAGAAGTGCACAGGATGTGGTAGGTTCTATAACCAACAAAAAGATGACAAAATGTGTAGGGAATGCAAGCGTCATTACGAGATTGCTTTTCATAAGCTCAAAAATAATAAGGCATTACATGATGTGATGCTTCGCCTAGCCGATAGATAAGGAGATCCAAAATGACAATTCAAGCCGTAGTGACGTTACTATTAAACTTTTCTGGTGAAAATAACGAAGTGATTCCACGTTTGGGTCGCTTGTACGCACCAAACAATACCCTTTCGCAAGTTGCTGCTGCTGGGTTCTTAGACAATTACTTGAAAACTTCAAACAACATTTTGTTAGCGACTGATTTTGTATTTTGTGTGGCTTCGGATGGTCACCAAACATACAAACCAGTATTTACAAACGGCTCTTGCCAATTAACCGTTTTACCATAAACCAAAAAGGAGAAATAAGGATGTTATTTTTAGAAGCTTTAGCGCAATTGAAAGCAGGTGATGCTATGAGACGTACTGCATGGGCTGATAGTGAAGGGTATTTGAAAGTCCTTCCTGATATGGACTATGTATGGAAAATCGTTACTCGTCCTAACCCTAATGCTGGAAATTTCATATTCTCAATCGCAGATTTTGAAGGTGATGATTGGGTTAAATATGAAGAACCAATTGCGCCAGTAGCAGAAGCAGAAGAGCAGCAAGAAGCAGCTTAACTGCAAAGTCGTTTCAGGATGAAGCGACTATAAGAGTTTAAAACGTGACTTTGACATAGATTTGTTGAAGTCACGATTTAATTGTTTAACCCAACGGACGGGGTAAAGCATGGAAATCATTGCTGATCAACTTGAAGTCGAAGAAATTGACTCCATTAACGAAGAATTACAAGCTGCCCTGTACGATGCAGGGATAGACGAAGCAGAAGTATTAACCAAAGCACGTGAAGACATGGTGCAATGGGATGGCTACTTTGGTGAGAACCAAGTACGCGGAAAAGATGATATGAACTTCGTATTGCGTGACCAATGGTCGGCAGTCGAACGTTCCGAATTTAGCAGATTGTTTAAACCACCGATGGTATTTAACAAACTGTATGACCCGATTAAAAAGATTCTAGGCGAGCAGCGCAAGAACAAACCTGATTTGATGGTGCGTTCTATAACTGGCAATGCGTCACAAGACCAAATCAATTTACGTGCGGATTTGGTGCGTACCATCTCTTACCAATCACAAAACGATTTAGTGTACCAAACAGCATTTAAGCAAGCCTTAATGATGGGTCACGGTGCCTTTGAAATCTTACTCGAATATGAAAGCCCACGCTCATTTAATCAGGTAATTCGTTATGACATTATCCCCGATGTGACACGCACAGCGTTCGACCCTACGGCATTAAAGCCCCACAAAGGAGATGGAAACTTTTGTTCAAGGCAATTTGTTTACAAGAAGGAAGAATTCTATGCGACATATCCTCATGTTCTTAACCCTATTAGCTACTCCGATCCGCGTTCATTACTCGACTTCCAATGGGAAACGCGCGATTCCATCGTTGTATGCAAGTACTCACGTAAAGAATGGTTCCCCATTAAAGTACTGCTCTTAACAGATGGAAGTACAGTAACCGAGGAAGAATGGGAAGACATGCGCAAAGAGTTGGAGTTTAAAAAGGCTCTGGCTGATAGTTCGCAAGTGGTAGGCGACATGATACGCAAAAGCATTCCAGAAGTTCATGCGGAGCGTATGAGCAAGGACTTTAAGATTCGCCAATACATGCTTACGCAAAACCAAATTATCAAGTTCAATGACTGGCCATCTAAATATTTGCCTCTTATTTTCGTTGATGGTGATTCAAACTTTATTGACGGCCAACAATATACCCGTTCATTCATTCATGAAGCCAAAGACGCCCAGAAGTTTGTCAACTATGTAGGCTCTGAAATTGCAGCGGAAGTGAAGAACCGTAGACGTGAACAATGGATTGGCACACCGGATAATATCCAAGGCAATGAACAAATGTGGCGTAATCCTGAGCTACAAAATGGTATTTTGGTCGCAAAACCAGACCCAAAGACCGGACAAATGCCCACAAAAATGTCGCCTTGGGAAATTTCACCGTCATTACTCGCACAATACCAACGCGGAAGCCAAGATATACGCGAGATTTTAGGCTTTTCAGAGAACGAAGCACTGCAAGGTAAGGACATATCAGGAAAAGCGCGTAGAGAGCGTAAAATGGAAGGCTCAATGTCTGCTTACGTATGGTTCGATAACCTTAATCAAGCACTTGAGCAAGGCGGACGGGTAGTACTTGACCTATTGCCAGTGATTGCAGGTGAATTTGAGCGTCCTATGGTTATCTCTAAAGCGGATGGTCGCACTGATTCAATCGTTTTAAACAAAGTCGTTGGAGATGATGAGGATGGCAACCCAATCCGAGAGAACGTACTTGATTCTGGCGATTATGATATTGAGATTGACACCGGGCCAAGCTTTGCGGTTCAGAAGGATATTGCGCTCGAATTCATGCAGCAGACTTTGC